TAATGAAATATGGCTTAATGATTAATGAAATTTATAAAAATGAAACCCAGCACTTTAATCAAATTGATTTAAAATATGGATGTTGATGCAATTATTCTTTCTAATACTGATGATTTAAAATATTATGGTTTATTGCAACGAACCATAAACACATTAGCTTGGTCTGAACAAAATCATAAATTCAATATCATCGTAGTAGAGAGTAACAGTAATTATTTGGATAAAGGTTTTATATGCCCAAATGCAAATTCTGTTATAACACCAAATCAAAAATTTAATTATAATAAATTTTTAAATATAGGATTAAAGGAATGCAAAAATAATTGGATTATCATAGCAAATAATGATTTAATTTTTACTAAAAATTGGTTTACAAAAATTTTAAATTTTGAACAAAAATATAATCATTACGATTCATTTTCACCATTCGAGCCGAATTGGCGACCTCATAAATCACTGACTATACAAGAATATTATGAAGGATATAGAACTGCATATGAAATTGCGGGTTGGTGTTTGGTCTTAAAAAGAAATGTTTTAGAAACATGTGGTTTATTTGATGAATCATTTGAGTTTTGGTACCAAGATAATGATTATGCTATGACTTTAAAAAAACATAATTTAAAACATGCTTTGGTTAGAGATTCAAGAGTATATCACGAAACAAGCCAATCACATAAATTATTAGGTGATAAGGAATATGAAATGACGCATAATCAGCAACAAACCTTTTTAAAGAAATGGAAATAATCCCCAATTACGGTGTATATTTTATATATTGTAAAAATTCTTGGAAAGAAATTTTCAATGAACAACTAAATGATATATTTAAATCGAATATTTTATCTAAAATAGAATCTTTGTTTTTATCTGTTAATTATTATGAAGACACCGATTTAAAATATATCAAAAACAAAATAGAAAAATTTCCTAAAATAAAAATTGCTAATACATATAATAAAAATTTTTTTGAATTTGAAGCTCTTAGAGTAATTAAAAAAATTTGTTCACAAAAAAAATGCAATATTTTCTATATGCACACGAAAGGTGCTGGTATTTCAGAGGAAAATAAAACATTTTATCATAATTCAAATGATTTAAATCATTTACGATTATGTGTGAGAGATTGGAGGAAATTTATGGAATCTCATTTATTATATAATGCAGATATAATAATAGAAAAATTAAAAGAATATGATGCTTGTGGGGTAAATCTAGAATCAGAACCAAAAAATCATTTTTCAGGAAATTTTTGGTGGTCTAAATCATCATTTATAAATAAATTACCAGATATTGATATTATAAATAAAAATTTTAGATGGTCTGCAGAATTTTGGATTGGCGAAGAAACGGGAAAGTTTTTGAATTTAGAAACAAATAAAAAAGCCGGCTATATACACCGGCTTTGATTCATAGCATACTATCTATTGTATCAAATATTGTGTATTTGGTGTTAAATCCTATTTTTTTGATTTTTGATATATCTTGATACATAGATTCGACTTGTACTATTTTATGAAAATCAGTTGGTTCCATAGAACCAATATTGCTTGTAGATCCTAATTTTGATTTGGCATAAAAGATTATATCTTTAAATATATGAGGTATACCACTAGCTAAATTATAGGTTTCATTTTGTACACCATTATCTAATACACTTTTTATACCAGTTACTACGTCTCTTACATCTATATAATCTCTATAAAAATTACCATTTCTATATAACTTTATATCACGGTTTTCCTTCATTTCATTTATTAAAAATTGCAATGCATTTTTTTTCTTAGATGAATTACTGTCACTAAAACCAATTACATTACCCAATCTAATTATTTTATATTTTATATTAAAGGTTTTACAAAATGATTCTAATAACATCTCTGCTGCATATTTTGTTATAGAATAAAATCCTTTGGGTTTGCAAACAGAATTTTCATTTGCCGGTAAATCTGTTTCACCGTATACAAACCAAGAACTTATAAATGTAAATTCAATTTCTTTGTCTTTGCATTCATTCAATACATTCATTAAATGTGTTAGATTAGTATCGATATCAATATGAACATTATTTAAAACATTATAATTGTCAGTTGTACTTATAAGGTATAAAATTTTTTTGCTTAGAGGTGCATATGCACCTCTATCAACAATACATATATCATCCGGATAAGTATCACAAAAATGTTTTCCGATATATCCGGTCGCGCCATATACGCTTACTTTAGTATTCATGAATTAAATTGTTTTAAAGTACTTTCAATGTATTCAAAAACATTTTCATTATAATGTGGTGCTGCGCCCACAAAAAATACCTTATCTAATACTTTATTCGCTTCTGGATATTTTTTATAATCATCTAAGAAACTATAACCAGGATGCAATAATATATTACCAGCAAAATAATTTCTTGTTTGTATTTTATGTTTTTCAAGAAAAGAAACTAGGCGTGTTTTTAATTCTCTATTTTCGCATATAATTGGAGTACCAAACCAACTAACATCTGCCTTAGCTAGCGTAGAAGGTATTTTTATGCCATTAATATTTTTTATAAAAATATCAGAAATTCTATTTTTAGATATCTTGCGTTTACTCTCAATTTCATCTATTTTTTCTAATTGCACACAACCAATTGCACCCTGCAAGTCCAGCGGTTTTAAATTATATCCCATATTTGAAAATACGTATTTATGATCAATTATACCATCAAAATTTTCTAACCAATTATCAAATCTATTGCCGCATGTACCGCAACTCAATAAATTTGCGGATCCAATACAATAACAATCCCGCCCCCACCAACTTAAGCTGACAAATAATTTTTTTAACTCTGCATCATCCGTACACACCATACCACCTTCTCCAGTCGATATATGATGTGCAGGATAAAATGAATTTGAAAAGGCAACGTAATATTCATTTAAAAACTTACCACCCCATTTACTACCCAAACTATCACAATTATCACCAACTAATTTTAAATTGTATTTTTCACAAATTTTTGTTAATGCATCCAGATCAGGCGGATTACCTAGAACAGGCGAAACAAATATAGCTTTGGTTCTTTCTGTAATTTTGTTTTCTATTTGATTCAAATCAAAATTTAATGTTTCCCATTCTATATCGATAAAAACGGGTTTTAAGTTATTTTGATGTATAACAGAAATAGTTGTAGCAAATCCAACAGGTGATACGATGATTTCATCACCATCATTCCAACCAAAACGCTTCTTAAGAGCAGCTATTAAAATTAAATTTGCTGAACTACCCGAATTCACCATGTGTGAATATTTTGTATTAAATTTTTTACTAAATTCAGATTCGAATTTATGAACCTTTTCACCAGCTGTTATCCATTTTCCATTTAAAAAAGAATCTATAGCTGCTATAGATTCTTTTTCGTCCCAGAAAGGACCCGAATAATAAATGGGTGTTTTTCCTGGTAAAAATGTTTTTGAGTTGTATATGTATGGTGATACATGATTGCTCACCAAATTAAAAATATTTTCTCTATCAATCATAATTATAATTTTGTTTCAAACCTTTCATTAAAAATGTAATTTTCGAATCTTTCTATACAATAAGGAACATCTTTTATTGCAATACCCTCTTCCTCAACACCATTCTCTAATAACGATACGATTTGGTAATAAAAAGATTTTGATCTTTTTTGTAGATGTTCTTTTGAAGCACAAAAATGACCTCCCGGATTAAACTCCAAATATTCCGGCATTTTACATGCGAATAGTAAATCCCATAATTTTACTAATGGTAATCCTCCATGGTTGGGATTACCTTCTTTATCACAATATAAAACTTTGCCCAATCCTACTTCATTTGAAGGTAATGTTGCATTTGAGTGAAGTGTATCAAACCCATAATATTCTTTAAAATATATGGCGCACGTTTTTTCTAAATATTCACTGTCTTGTAAAATGCAATTAAGTAAATTTGACCAATGATCAAAAGGAAAGTCCTGTGCAAAATATGTCCAGTTACTTAATTTGTCATAATTGTCGTGTATATGTTTGAAAAAACTATGCACACATCTTCCAACATTTTTTTCGATAAAGATCTCTCCTGATCCAACAACCTCATCGCCCTTTCTGTATACTGTAATTTTTGTGTCTTTAGGCACATGCAATAACCAATCCAATGGCTTATTATAAGCTGCAATCACCAATTCTTTTTCGTACATCACATTAATTTATAATAAAATATAAAAAAATCACAATGGATTTTTGTTTAATGTATTTTATGATGATATACATATGATTCTAGATCAAAACACAACATACAACGGCGATCTCATCCACAAGCGATTTGCATATGAATTCTTGAGAAAGAATGTTTCACCTATCGGTGACGTAATTTGTTTTCGCGGTGCTATGAATGTAACCACAAATCTGATTGATCAAGAAGATCTCTTAGCTAAAGATTACATTTATAGTAACGATGCAATTAATTTTGTTTGGGAGATTCCAAACCTATGCCCATTCGGTGCAGTAGCTTTTCAAAGATTATTCAATACACAAATTGCAAATATTCTTTCAATTCGTTATATCAATAAACCAATTGAATTAAGAGGAGATGATTTAATTGTTCATGATACCTTCATCGGTTCAGATGGGAAAGAACAAACAAAAGGTAAAGCATCTGTTTCAATTACTTATTCTACAAATGGTGTAGCTATCGGGCATACGGGAATTAATATTGATGCTGGTAAGGCTGCGCCTAATTTTGCATATTCCACAAAATTGACAGATGAACAATCACAAGGATTTATGAAGGATGTTGAGGCTGTATTTTATCATACTGTTCGTGATATCCAAATTGCTACTACAAAAGTAATCCTGTAATGGAAGCAACTATTTTTGATTATATTAATTCAATCCTCTTTGATAAGAGATACATAGAAGATATAAGGTATGAAGAAGGACAATTCAACGTTTTTATGTGTAATCGGTGGATTTCTATGTATAGCGACGTTTCTGCTGAAATTATTAACGAAACCACCAACAGGTACTGGCCGACGTTAACTTCAAAAGAAGATCAATATAATTTTTTATATCATATTTTTCCTAAATTTAAAAGGAAAAGAATTGAATATATTAAAAAGATAAAAGAAGATAAAACAGAAAAGAAAGAAACATTAGACATTGATAGTCTATTAGCACAAAAATATCAAATTTCAAAAAGAGAAATAGAATTATATAAAAATAGTTTTATGCCGTAATAAATACTGACATGAAATTTGACTCTTTAGTTTCTCATTTAAATGATTTATTTTTACCTGTTCTAACAGAAAGCTTAGAACAGGATCCTTATTATCAAATGATTGGTCTTTTTAAAGATATCGTAAAATCATTTGAAGATTCAGATAAAGGCATAACAGGATTGCAAGAAATTTTAAAGAGTTATTTTCAAAAGAAAATTGAGGTTAGGAATATTTCAAAAGATAAAGAAGACGAAGCAAAAGAACAACTATTTTCATTACAAGATGACGTCATAGCAGCTATAAGAAGTGTTTTTATTCCCTGGGATAAAAAAAGATTTGAAGCTGATAGATTATCCGCAAAAGAAGATTATAAAGATGCAGTATATGGGGATCGTATTGACAAAGCTTTAGAAGTAGGTGCCATAGAAAGAGGATTGGATCAATCTGAGATGAATAGACCAGTTGTAAAAGACGG